CACAATCTCATGAAAGTGGCATCACGCGGAACGGCAAAACGAAAGTCGTGCCGCTGGAGGCTCTTAAGCCTCCCTCGCCCATCATATCGATGAGCATCCAAAACCGTCCCTCTTGGGTTACAAGGGGAATCAGGAACAGAGCTGCCAAATTTTGGCAGGGCTGTCCTTCGGTCGAACGGAACAGTAACAAGTTTCTCGAGAAATTTTTCCTTGAGATGAAGTACTGGACCGTTTTGATTGCGAGAGCGCAGTATCGCACCACGCCTTTCAAAAAGGCGGGCCACGCTGTCTCAGTCTCCTTGGCATTTGCCAAGGCCTGGACAGTTACTGCGCAGCTCTCGGGAGCAAACCTCGACTTCTCCGTATATACGAAGTGTCGTTTTGACTCTCAGGTAATAACCTGGGTAGCCGAGGTATGCTTTCAGATCGTTCAAGACCCGGACGAGTTCATGACGCGTGCAAAATTGTACGCACATGCTTGCCGGTCTGCGTGGATAGACAAATCTGTCGATCTCCGCCGTCTTGTGTACTCAAAGACTTTTAGGCCCGGATGGCTTAGAAGTCGAGGACATCTTGACGTGAAGGGTCTGGACCGAACCTTGCTCCAGTGGTCTTTCCTGGCCCGTGCCCTCCCGAAGCCCCCTGCACAATTTGTACAGGGAGCAGCGGAGGCGATGGTTTTGTCCGTCTCTAATGAGATCGGAGTTAAAAACATCCGCACGGAGGTTCTGGATCGGATCGTGGGTTCTGCTCCTGTACGTCAAAATTGGCGTATAGGGATTCAGAGCCACGGCGCTTGCAATCAAGCAAAGCGCAGCGAGGGTGGACGCAGACTGTACTACGGGCAAATGGCCCGACAGTATCTTGGTCTCGCCAACCTACCTCCGTTATTCCCCGTGCCGCGAAGCAAGAGGACGGCCCTCTGGGACCGCACGTTTCTTCGGATTAATGAATCCGGTGAGAGGCGTCCGATGGAACTGGTTTCAAAACCAGTTGTGGTCCCTGAGAGGGGGTGGAAGGTCAGGATCGTTTCGCGCTCATGCGCGATTCGAACTGCCCACTCGGAAAGCTACCGCGCCGACTTATTAAGACGGCTTCGGAAGCGTTCGGCATTTGCCGTTCCGCAGTCTGGACAGATGGACTTCCTACCCATTCGTCGCCATCCGGGCAAGACCCTCAGAGTATTCTCTGCGGACTTATCCAAGGCGACTGATCGTATCTCCCGTAAATTACTGGAGACGATCGCAGTGCACTACGACATTCCATACCATTTGGTGTGTGGTGGAACCATTCTAAACGAGAATGGCGAACCAGTAGAAATGCGTAGAGGCACGCTTATGGGAATACCATTGAGCTTCCCCTTTCTCAATCTCATACATATTTATGTATGCGACGTGATCGGGGCCGGGCGCAACACCTATTATATAATGGGTGACGACCTGATAGCTTTTTGGCCTTCCTGGCTCATACGCAAATATTTGCGGACCCTCCATGCTCTTACGGGCATGGAATCGAATGTAACGAAATCGTTCATCTCGAGGTCTCGCGGAATATTTTGCGAGAGGGCCTACCATATGGCGGCCGATGGGCTGCGCGTAAACCGACAATTTTTGTCGGTCAAGGCGCTGACCCCTTCAGGAAAACCGGAACTTACAAAAGGACCGGAAGCCCATCCAGGACTGCCATGGGACTTGTCACCACTGCTTTACCTAGACACTCATTTTGAGCGCCTTGGGTTATCGCGTGTGACATATGTCCAAAAACACATCCTTACTAAGTATGTGAAAAAGATCCGTTACCTCGCACGGGCGCACAAAATTTGTACGTACCTTCCCATTAAGTGGGGCGGGGCCGGTCTTTTCCCAGACAAGCAGGGGTGGGTTCTCTCCATGCGTGAGTCGCGCTGGGTCCGCGGTCTTATGACCGGGAATCCCGTCGCGGCGGATCGCATGCGTGCTATATACGCGCGAGTCCAGAAGCAAAATGCCGCTGGTGATCGCCGTGTATCAGCACGGGTGTCAAACGTATTGGACCATTTGGTCTTCTGCGCTGAGGACACCGAGCGTGGGTTGGGTCGTGCCGTGAACGCTATATTAGCGTACCGGGAGTACTGCGAGGACTTAGCCTCGTCAGAACTCAGACCATACCCGGAGGATGTACCTAGTCGGTTATGGTTCCGCTCTATAGGGCGGGATTTTCCTGAGGTACCAGAAACGGTGACAAAGCGATTGCTGTGGCGCGATATTCGCGGCATAGTGCTAAAGCCGTGTCTTAGCTCCGAAATGGATCTACCAAACCTTGAGAATTTGGTCCGTCTCATGCTCCCTCCGGGGGTGCGCACGTCTCACTGGTTTGATGAACCAGAAGACGACTCAGACTCTTTAGAGTACTATCCTTTAGATAGCATGCCATAAGGCATCTGAGAGCACCCCCTTCGGGTGAAGTTATCGGGCTCTTTGTTGAGTCCGGGCAAGACAT